ATCGCGTTAAGCTAATGAACAAAACCCGAAACAAAAAAATTGACGGCTCAGAAGAGACAGAATCAGCTTCGGAAGATGATTCTGAAAATCCGACACTATCTGAATCAAAAGCTAAAAAAGAAAAATATTTAGCTTACATGGCGGAACTTGAGTATGAGGAAAAAATCAAAACTTTTATAAAAATTAAATCAGTAAAAAAAGTTTTTTCTATACTTTGTAAAATTACAAAACACAATTTAACTGCTATACCTGGACGAATTGCGGCGGAGCTGGCTTCAATGACAGACATAAAAGAAATTGAAGAGCGACTTTTAAAAGAGATAAACGATGTTTTAAAAGAGATGGCGGAAAGTGATTACAAAGCAAATTGAAAAAGATTTAAACGATTTCCAAAAAGAAAAATTTCTTTTTCGTGTTTGTATGCAAGCTCTTCAGCCAGATCCCTTGCATTTGACAGTAAGCCAGTGGGCTGATGAGAATCGGGTCTTAAGCACTAAATCATCTTCAGAGCCAGGCAAGTGGCGCACGGATCGCACTCCATATCTACGCGAGATAATGGACTGCTTAAGCTCAAACAATCCAATTCAACAGGTGGTTTTTATGAAAGGGGCTCAAGTAGGCGCAACTGAAATGGGCAATAACTGGCTCGGTTATATCGTGGATATGGCTCCAGGCCCTGCGATGATGGTTCAACCGACTGTTGATATGCTACGAAGATTGACGCGCCAAAGATTAGATCCGATGTTTATTGAAACTCCATGCTTGAAAGAAAAAGTTATGGACAAAAAAAGCAGGGATTCAGCGAATACAATTTTTATGAAAGAGTTTCCTGGAGGTTTACTTTTGCTAGCTGGTGCTAATAGTCCAACTGGATTAAGATCTGCTCCAATCCGATATTTGTTTTTGGATGAGGTAGACGCTTATCCCGAGGATTGCGGCGGAGAGGGTTCACCAATAAAACTTGCAGAAGCAAGAACTAGAACATTCACAAGAAATAAAAAAATTTTTATTGTTTCAACTCCAACCATTCAGCAGACATCACAGATAGAGCCTTTGTTTAATGACAGCGATCAAAGGTTTTATTTCGTTCCTTGTCCATTTTGTGGCAAGAAGCAAAAACTTGTTTTTGATAATTTACGATGGGAAAAAGGAAAATACGATCAAGTTTATTATTCTTGCAAGTATTGCGGGGAAGCTATCTCCGAGGGTCATAAAAATACATTTCTTGCAGAGGGTGAATGGGTTCCGACAGTAGAGACCAAAAACAAAAAAGCGAGAGGCTATCATCTAAATAGTTTATATAGTCCGCTTGGGTGGTATTCCTGGAGCGACATCGCGCGGGATTGGGATGAGGCGCAAGGCAATATACTCAAACTCAAATATTTTGTAAACACAGTCCTAGGCGAGTGCTGGATCGAACGCGGAGAATCCCCAGACTGGGAAAGATTGTACAGACTGAAAGCAAATTACTTACGCGGAACGGTTCCAAATGGCGTGCTTTTACTTACTGCTGGCGTTGATATTCAACGGGATAGAATCGAGATGGAAATTGTAGGCTGGGGGCAAAACATGCAAAGCTGGTCAATAGACTATATTAGAATTGACGGCGATACTACTCAACCTGAAGTTTGGGCAAAACTATCAAAAGAAATAAATAGAACTTACAGTTCAAACGATGGATTAACTTTCAAACTGGACAAGATAGCAATCGACAGCGGGGATAATACGCAAATAGTTTATAACTGGGTAAGAGCTCAAAGCGATTCTAGAATAATTGCAGTCAAAGGGCGCGCGGCTGGCGTAGTGATGGTAGAGATCCCGCGAATCGTTGATATGCGCAAAGATGGAAAGCGGATTTATCGGGGCATGAAATATTTTCCTGTATCAACCAATCTGGTCAAAGAAGAGCTTTATTCGTTTTTAAAATTAGATCCTCCAATCAATGAAGATGACGGTTATCCGCGCGGTTATTGCATGTTTCCGACAAACTATGATACCGAATATTTTAAAATGCTTACAGCAGAAGAGAAGCGGCGGGTTACACGCGGCGGCGTTTCGTCATTTTCTTGGGAAAAAATCCGCGAAAGAAACGAGGCTTTGGATTGCAGGGTTTATGCAAGAGCGGCGGCGTATGTTTTTGGGATTGATCGTTTTGATGATGAAGATTTTTCAGTATTAGAATCAACTCTTCAAAATCGGAAACATAACGCAAGTTTACCGACTCAGCAGGTAAATCGCAAAAAATCAGATTTCTGGTAATATGTAATTATGGCGACACTTGCAGATCTAACAGCGATTGAAGCGGCTATAAATTCAGGCGCGACAAAAGTCAAATATCAAGATCGTGAAGTAACTTATAATAGCTTGGCGGAATTATACAAAATTCGTGATAGTCTTAAGCAAGAGCTGGGATTGAGCACAAACGGGAAGAGGCCCTATAGGATCCAAGCGGTTTTTGATTCTGGCTTATGAATATTTTTGACAAAGTTATAGAATATTTTGATCCACAGCTTGCAATAAGGCGCAAGATGGCGCGGGAAGTTTTGCAAAATAATTTTTCTTTTGAAGGCGGCTCAAAGGGTAATAGATTTAGTACTTGGTATTCCCCAAGCTCTAGCGTTAATAGTTCAATGTCAGGGGTAATTCAAACCCTAAGAGACAGATCAAGAGATTTAGCAAGAAACAACCCTTACGCAGTCAAAGCCAAATCTAGTATTGGCGCAAACGTGATAGGCAAAGGTATAACAGCACAAATCAAAAACGATACTAATTTAGCGATGGCGGATCAGCTCCAGCAGTTATGGTGGAAATGGGCGGAGACTACAGATTGCGACAGTCAAAGCAAAGTTAATTTTTACGGGATCCAGCGACAAATTATAAAAACGATATTTGAATCTGGAGAAGTTTTAATTAGAAAAAGACGCAGAAGATCAAACGTAAACAATTCAATCCCGCTGGAGCTTCAAGTTATGGAGCCAGAGTTTTTGGATGATAGCAAAGAATATTTTTCAAATAACGCAAGCGACAATTATATTTATAAAGGGATTGAGTTTAATTCTTTAGGGAATCCTGTAGCATATTGGTTATATCCAGAACATCCAGGCGAAGATCGTTTAAGATCTTTAAATCATACTAGCGTTAGGGTTCCAGCTTCAGACATTATTCACTTATATCGAGTCGATAGACCCGGCCAGGTCAGAGGTATTCCTTGGCTAACACCAGCGATAGTACATTTAAAAGATTTCAACGATTATGAGCAAACGCAACTGGTAAGGCAAAAAATTGCGGCTTGCTTTATGGCTTTTTATAAAGACATTGATCCAAATTTAAGCGATCTTCCTAAAAACGATCAGGGCCAATATATTGACAAGGTAACACCTGCTTTAATTGAAGCTCTTCCGCATGGGCGCGATATAGTTTTTGCAAACCCTCCGACAGTAGAAAATTATCAAGAATATAGCACTCAAATTTTGCGCGGAATCGCAGTAGGTGTAGGCGTTCCGTATGAAGTTTTAACTAGCGACTATTCACAAGTTAATTTCTCATCTGCAAGAATGGGCTGGCTAGAATTTCATAGATCTATTGAAGAGTGGCAAAACGATATTTTTATTGCTAACTTTTTACCTACCATCTGGAGCTGGTTTAGTCAGTATGCAGAAATCCAGGGATTGGATACTAGAAATTCTTACGTAGTTTGGACACCACAGCGGCGCGCTATGATAGATCCATCATCAGAAATAAAAGCTATCAGAGACGAAGTTAGAGCTGGTTTGAATTCTTTAAGCGGCGCGATCCGTGAACTTGGGCGCGATCCTCAAGAAGTTTTTGATCAGTTAGAGATGGATTTAAAAGAATTAGAGCAAAGATCTTTAAAACTAGATTCGATTCCATCACATATGACACAGGCGGGAATGACACAGCAAGAACAGCAAGCAAATTAAAATAGTGGTATATAATAAAATTATGGATTTAGTAAAAGATTATTTCGGAACTAATAATATAAAAGATGAAAAATTTTCTAGTCAAATGTTTACGCTTGATCCAGAAACCTTTGATACAGAGCAAAACACCATAAAAGTAAGATATACCAATAACAATAAAGTTTTACGTTATTCTTACGCGCGCGATGAGTATTTTTATATGCAATTAAGCTCAGCTCCAGGATCAGTAGATCTTACAAGATTAAACAATGGCGCGGCGGTGGTAGATTCACATAATACTAGCGAATTATCAAAAGTGCTCGGGGCCGTGGTTCCAGGCTCAGCGACTGAATCAGAAGCAACTATAAAATTTTCGAATCGTGAAGAGGTTAAACCCATAGTAGAAGATATAAAAGCGGGAATAATTCGTTTTGTATCTCCAGGTTTTTTCATTCATGGTACTAAAGACGTTACTCAAGAGGGCGACAAATATCGCACTTTAGAAATAACTCGCTGGGAGCCCTACGAAATTAGTTTTGTAGCTTCTCCAGCGGATCCGCAAGCACAAACTTTTGACATCGCAACGGGCGTTGTCGAAGAAATAAAAGAGGAGCAAAAAATGGAAACTGATAAGAATTTAGCTTCAGCGGCCCTTGATCTAGAAAAAATCAAAGCTGAAGCGATCAATTCTGAAAAACAAAGAGCAGATGAAATTTTTAAGATCGCACTAACTGGCGAACTTGGAAGCGATTTTGCAATTGATAAAATCAAATCAAACAAAACCGTGGATGATGTCCGCAAAGAAGCGTTTGATTTACTTGCTGAAAAAGCTAAAAAGTTTGAAGTTAATTCAAACGTAAGCGCAATTTCAGTAGGCGAAAACGAAAGCGAAAAAATCGAGAAAGCGGCGATGTCAGCACTTGAAGCAAGAGCTGGATATGGCAAATTTGAAGCTGGAAACAAATTCAATAATATGCGCTTAATGGAAATGGCGAAATTTTTCGCTGGTAGAAATGGCGCAAATATTGTAGATATGTCAGAAAGCAAAATTGCAGAGTTTGCTATGCATTCTACTAGCGATTTTCCAAATATTTTGGCAAACGTAGCAAATAAAACACTTAGAAGAGCTTACGACGAAACCGAAAGAACTTTTTTACCATTTTGTAGAAGAGTTACTTTAAACGATTTCAAACCAGTAAACAGAGTTCAACTAAGTGAAGTTCCTACTCCAACGATTGTAACCGAGGGCGGCGAATTCAAGCAGGCTTCAGTCAGCGATGGGAAAGAAACTTACAGCTTATCAACTTACGGCGAAATCATTTCTATCACTCGTCAAACAATCATTAACGATGATTTATCGGCTTTTGGTAGAATCCCATCTCAAATGGGAGCGGCGGCGGCGCGCTTAGAGTCAGACATCGTTTACGCGATTCTTATAGGCAACCCAAACATGGCTGATGGTAACGCTTTATTTTCAGTAGCTCACGCAAACCTTACAGACGCTTTACTTTTGAACTATCACGCTACGCTTAATCACTTTAAGCATTTCGTGAAAATGTTTAGAACTCAAAAGCAACTCAAAGGCTCACCAATGGCACTATATCCAAAATTCTTGATTGTAGGGCCAGAGCTTGAAGTGGACGCAAAAAGAATGTTACTTCCGATTCAAGGTGATAGCGCGACAACTGCAAATATTTTTGCTGGTTCAACTTCATTGATTGTAGATCCTAGAATTACTGATTCTACTTACTTTGGAGCTGAATCGCCAAACGTAATTGATACTATTGAGTATGCTTACTTGACTGGCGAAGAGGGTCCTCAAATTACTACACAAAACGGTTTCTTGGTGGATGGCGTACAAATCAAAATGAAACTTGATTTCGCGGCAAAAGCTATAGATTGGAGAGGTTTAGGTAAATCGACTAATAACGATTCCTAATAATTAAAAGGAAAAATAAATCATGAGTACAAATCAAATTCAAGCTGATGGTTCAAACATTTCTTTAGCGGCTCCAGTAGGTGGAGTCGTTTCAGGCGGTGTTTATGTTATCGGCAATTTAATCGGCGTAGCTCTTCAAACAGCGGCGGCGGGTGATCCATTCGTATTAGTTACTAAGGGCGTTTTTGAACTTCCAAAAAAATCAACTGATGTTTTGGCAGTAGGCGCAAAAGTTTACTGGGATGTAACACCTGGCGAAATAACTTCAACTGCAAGCACTAATTATAAAATTGGAGCAGTAGTAGAAGCGGCTGGTAACGGCGTAACAAAATGCAAAGTTAAACTTAACGACGTAGATGTTACAGTAGAAGCTTAATGTCTTGGCTGGATCTAACAGATGGAGTAATGCGCACGGCTACCAATGTTTTTGGTGAGCCAGTAGTATTTACTCCATCTGGAGGACTAGCTACAAACAAAATTGGAATTTTTAGAGATCAATTTTTAGAAATTGATTCTCAGACTGGATACCAAGTTTTGACAGATCAACCAAACTTAGGAATTAGAAATTCTGATTTTGCAACGCTTCCAGCTCAGGGAGATAGTTTCACGATTAGAAATATTAATTATATAGTTCACACAGTCCATAGAGACGGCGAGGCGGGAAGTACAATTTTACTTTATAAGGCGTAAATTATGACAATAAGCAACTATTCAGAACAAAATTTAGCAAACTGGCTCCGAGGCTCAGCTAATATGCCAGCGGCGGCGACTCCATACCTTGCGCTTTACAGTTCAAATCCTCAAGATGATAACTCAGGAAGCGAAAATACTACTTTGATTAGACCAGCTGGAAGATTAGCAATTACGTTTACAGCTTCAGTAAATGGAGTTATTTCTAATTCCACGGAATTAGATTTTGGCGTTTCAAATAACGATACTACTATTACACACTTTGGAATTTTAGACGCACAGAGCGGCGGCAATCTACTTTTTTACGCGGCTTTACCATCTCCAAAAATAATTTATACTAGCGATCAAGTTAAATGGAACGCTGGCGCGCTGGTGGTTACTTTTGACTGATGAACAATTATCGCAAAGCTATAAAAAATAGGATTGTAAGTATTTTACAATCGGCTTCAAATAGTTTAGGCGTTACTACAAACAAAATTTTTAGCAACAGAGCAAGAGAACTTGAAAATATAAATTTTCCTTGCATTATTGTAAACACAAAAAAGGAAACAGTAAAAAGAATAATTTCCGATGTTCCAGTCCGAGAATATGAAATAGAACTTGATTTAGAAATTGATTGCTGGGTTCAAAAAAACGGCGAATTTATAGACGAATTAGATAACTTGGCGGGCGGCGTTATAGATGTTTTATTACGGCACGATTTAGATCAATTTAATCCGATTGAGCCACAATGGGGTGATCTTGTTTATACAAATAGCGAACAAACATTTTATGAAAATGGAAATAAAAACCTAGCAAATAATAAAATAAATTTTATTGTTACATACCAAGCAAAAGCAGATCTAGATCTCGTTAATGATTTTGATGAATATTTTTTAGATATTCAATTAAACTTTGAGCCAGAGATTCAAGAAGAAAATACTCCAGCAGAAAAAACTTTTAAATCACAAAGAAAAGCTATTAAAGATCGTTTGAAACAAATTTTTACTTTAGCAACTGGAGAGCTTGGAATTTCTAGCAATAATATTTTTGTGAACAGATCTCAAGAATGGATTGCAAACCAGCGTTTACCATGTTTAGGAATCAGCACAAAGCAGGAATCTGTTAATTCTATCCTAGCGGACGCTCCAACACGTTTATATCAAATGCAAATCCCTTTGGTTATAGATTGCTTAATTGAAACTTCAAGCGAGCTTGCAGATTCTCTTGATGACAAAATAGATAAAATTATTCAAATTTTATTGCGGCACGAAATGGATCAAAAAAACTCAATCCCTGTTTGGGGTGATTTAACTTATTTAGGATCCGAACAAGTTTTTGAGGAAGATGGAAATAAGGTTTTTGGAATAGGACAAATTAGGTTTAATATTATTTATCAAGCTTACGCGCAATCGGTTGAGCCTAATGAAATTGAATCGGCTTTTGTAGAATATACTTTTGGCGAATCAGGCTCAGAAAGCGATTTAGTAATATTTCCAATTACCGATACTTTTTTAAAAACAGAAGATGGTTATTTGCTATTACAAGAAAATGATAGTAAAATAAAGCTAAATGCCTAATTTACCAATTAGCGGATTACCAGTAACATCAGATCCAAGATCTGATGATTTATATCCTATTGCAGAAAATTCAACTGGATCTCGAGTTACAAAACAAATTTCTAGAGCAAACAATAATAAAAAAATATTAGAAGCGACAGCAAAAACATCAAACTATACCTTAACAACAAACGATGAAATTATAATTTTTAATACTACTGGTGGAAATCTTACGGCTAGTTTACCTAGTGCTGTAGGAATCAAAGGAAAAATTTTTGAAATCCATAAAATAGGCGCGATAAACACGCTTACTATTGATCCAAATGCAAGCGAAACTATTGGTGGAACAAGCACGCACGTTTTAAGCGAAAATTATTCATCAGTAATAATTGTTTCTAATGGTACAAACTGGTTATTATCAGCGATTGGTTATAAATCTATTGGCAATGTTTCAAACAATACAATTAGTACAGATAACGCTTTGGCTCGTTTTGATGGGGTTTCAGGAAAAATTATACAAAATTCAAATGCAATATTAAGCGATAATGGCACTTTAGATATTTCAAATATAATTGCTGATTATTTTAGGATTGACACAACAGCAACGCAACCAGCAATAGTAGAGGGTACATTAGCTTGGGATAGTGGCAATGGTACAGCAGAATTAGGACTTGCAGGTGGAAATGTTTCATTAAAAATTGGCGAGCAACAATATACAAGAGTTTACAATGATACTTTACAAACAATGACAAAGGGACAGGTCGTTTACATCACAGGCGCACAGGGAAATCGAGTAGCTGTAAAATTAGCTAGGGCAAATTCTGAACTAACTTCAAAAGATACGATTGGCTTAGTAGCTGAAAGTATACCCGCTGGTGCAGAAGGGTGGGTTATCAATGCAGGTAGTTTAGAAAAATTAAATACCAATAATTTTACGGCTGGAGATACAATTTATCTTTCACCTACTACGGCTGGAGCTTTTACATCTACAAAGCCAGTAGCTCCAGACCATTCAGTCATTTTAGGTTTTGTTCAGAGAGTCAGCACTACTGTTGGTAGTATTTATATCAAAGTAGACAACGGTTATGAGCTAGATGAGCTACATAATGTTTTAATTGCTAATCCAATTAATGGAGATTTATTACAATTTCAAACAACTGGATTGTGGCAAAACACCAATCTGTTAGATGGTGGCAATTTTTGAAAAAAGTGATATATTAGGAGTAACTTATGGCAAATACATTAAGAATAAAAAGAAGATCAACAGGAAATGCAGGAGCTCCATCTAGTTTGCAAAATGCAGAACTTGCGTTCAATGAAGTAGATGATATTTTGTACTACGGAAAAGGAACAGGTGGTGGAGGTGGCACTGCAACTACTGTTGAAGCGATTGGTGGGAATGGTGCTTTTGTTTCTTTAACAGGAAATCAAACTATTTCTGGCACTAAAACAATCACTGGAACTCTTGCATTAGGTTCTGCAACTCTAAGCGGAAATGCAACATTTTCTAATGACCTTACAATCACAGGAAATTTAACTGTCAATGGAACTACAACTACAATCAACAGCACAACTCTTGCAGTAGATGACAAAAATATTGTTCTTGGTGATATTGCTTCACCGACGGATACTACTGCTGATGGTGGTGGCATTACTTTGAAAGGTGCTACTGATAAAACTTTAAATTGGGTAGATGCTACAGATTCTTGGACAAGCTCTGAAAATTTAGAATTAGCTACTGGAAAAGTTTTAAGGATTGATGGTGCGCAAGTTTTATCAAAAACAAGTTTAGGAACTGGTGTAACTGGTTCTAGTTTAACTTCAGTAGGAACAATTGGCACTGGCGTTTGGCAAGGAACGGCTGTAGGTGTAGCTTATGGTGGCACTGGTCAAACTACATACACTGATGGTCAAGTTTTGATCGGAAATACTGCAACTGGTGGTTTGAACAAAACAACTATTTCCGCAGGCTCTGGAATTACTATTACCAATGGAAATGGAACAATCTCAATAGCTTCAACTGTAGGTGGTATTAGCGATGGCGACAAAGGTGATATAACAGTATCTGGAACTGGTGCTACTTGGACCATTGATAATACGGCTGTAACCTATGCAAAGATTCAAAACGTTTCTGCAACCGATAGAATCCTTGGTAGGGTTTCTAGTGGTGCTGGTGTAATTGAAGAAATCATTTGTACTGCGGCTGGAAGAGCACTTATCGATGACGCAGACGCTTCAGCACAAAGAACAACGTTAGGATTAGGGACGATTGCAACTCAAAATTCTAACAACGTAAACATAACTGGCGGTACAATAGACAATATAACGCTCGATGGCGGAACGTTCTAAATAGAACTAAAAGTGCTATATATATGGCAAATAAAATACAAGTAAAACGATCAGCAGTCAGTGGCAAGGTTCCTACAACAACCGATCTTGATCTTGGCGAAATAGCTATCAATACCTATGATGGCAAACTTTATATCAAAAAAGACACAGGAATGCCATCAATTGTAGAGATTGGAGGAGGCGGTGTCAGTGATGGCGACAAAGGTGATATAACAGTATCTGGAAGTGGTGCTACTTGGACGATTGACAATGGCGTTGTTTCTTATCAAAAAATTCAAAATGTTAGTAATGATAGATTATTAGGACGATCTGGAGTTTCTAGTGGGACTGTTGAAGAAATTTCACTAGGAAGCAATTTAAGCTTAACAGGTACTGTTTTAAATTCAACCACATTTCAAAAAATTATAACTAGCGGCACTTCAAGCCCAACAGGTGGAAGCGATGGGGATATTTATATACAATATGTTTAAAAATAATATATTTAAAAAAAAAATTAGTGATATATTTTAATTTATGGCAAATGTATTAAACAGAAAAACAAAAGAGTATTTAATAAGTGTTAATACACCAGATTATTCACAAGAAGATTGGATAATAAATCCAAATTTAAGTTTAGTCAAAGATTTACCAGTTTCTCATTGGATTATTGATGGTGATGAGGTGAGACCTCCAAACGAAATAGAAATTATATCTATTAATGAAAAAGAGTTAAGTTTACAAAAAGAATATTTTTTATCTCAAGTGAATTTAAAAACAACCACTTTACTAGAAACTCCAATAGAAATTACTAATAATAAATTTGTTGATTCTTTTGATGTTGATAGAATTTTACAAAATATTTTTATTGGTATTAATTATCAATTTTTGAATTTCCCTCAGACTATATCTTTGGTGGACGGAAAGATTTTTTCTATTGAAAATCAAGAACAATTAAATCAAATTTTAGAAACAATTATAACCACACGTCAAAATATTTTTGAAAATGCAAATCAATTAAAACTTCAAATTCAAAATGCT